ATTTAAATCTTTTAATATCATCATAAAATTCAACCTCTCGCTCAAGTGTTGGATTATCATAATGTTGTTGTGCAAAGAGTAACCAATTATCTTTGGTAATTTCTTTAAACATTCACGCTCCTAATGGTTAAACCAGCTTAGCGTAAACTTTTGATGTACCGTTTTGTAATGTTTCGTATTTAACCTGTAACTTCAGGCCGCCTTCTTTTCTATGCGAAATACCATCATCATTAATATCGGCACCATCAATATCCTTACCCACTCTACCGCCAAATTGTGTCACTTCGGCATTAACTGTGCCATTAGCACCTTCCATATCAACTTGTGATACTGTTAAACCGATTTTGTTCAAGTTATTTCTTAACTGGTCAACTGCAACTTGAGGATTTAAGTATTCTCTTTCTGCAATCGAACCAACATAGGCATTAACTTTTTTTAATACATCAGCGTCATGGATGTTGTGTAAACCTACAGCACTATCACCGACATGTTGTCCGTCATGGCCAGAGGTATTAACACCCAAAGGTGACATACCTTCTTTAATGTGTTGTTTAAATGTTTTCATTTTTTTCCCCTTACTTATATTTGTCTGATACTCTTTTTTTACCATCGCTACGAGGTATCAATCCCTTAGCTTTAAGATGTGATATATCGGAAAACCCCGCCTTGCCTGATTTATAACGCTTCATAGCGTCACCAGTATCAGGCGGTGATTCCTTTAAAACATCTTCTTCAAAGTCTTCTAAGTTCTTATCTTTTAAATAAGTCTTAAACTTTTTCATCTTCTTTCTTTTCCTCAAACATTCCTAACAATTTGTTAGTCTGTTGAATTGCACCATTGAGAGCATTTAAATTACTTCTCATTTGGCCTAACTGGTGTTCTAACTGTGACATTTCTTTTCGTACAGTATCGAATTCACCTTGTAACTTACTTCTTTCTTCAATCAAATGTTCTTTTGATATAGACATAATATTCTCCTTTAATTATATATTAAGCGTTAATTGTAGCGCCGTTACCTTCAGCCATTACATACCACTTTGAATTTTTGAAAATCAAAGTTACTGTTTCACCAGGTTTATCAAGTGTGATAGATGAATATCCACCTCTATTTGTTGGTGTAATTGTAATTGCATTTGTGCCAGATGTAGATGTATTAATAATAGTCTTAATCTGACCTGCTACGCCATCAGCTAATGCACCTGAGTGTGTTGCTGATGTAGCATTAATTTCAGTTACGGCAGTAGTTACATTGATAGCTGTTGCTGATGAACCGTCTGCTGTAATTGTTTGTGAAGTTTGTGCTAAACCTAACCAAGTAGGAATATAATTAAAGATATTTGATGCTGATACTTTTTTGTTAATAGGTGTACCACTTGGGTCATCTACAACATGGAATAAGTCAACACCTGCTAAAGCTGTACCTAAATCGGTCAGCTGTGTGATTTTCTTGTCTGCCATTTTTCATTCTCCTGTTAACCCTCTTTTGAGGGAATGCTACTGTGAGTAAATTCTCACATCACTTTATTCATATAGTATTTATAAAGAAAAAGGGAGCCGAAGCTCCCTAATTCAATTAAGCGGCGTCTGTTAACGCTACTAAAGTTTGATATTGTGTTCTACCGTTTCTTCCGCCAGAACCTTCAATTTTCAAATTCCAACCTGCATGAGCGGCACCAGCTGGTACTTCACCATCTGCGTAGTTGAATAGACCAATAGTTTGGCCTGTAATAAAATTATCTGCTGTTGCATCTTCAAACAAATCTGTTTGATTAGCACTTGATTGTGCTGTGTTTAATTGCATTAATGCCCACAACGGTGATGAAGCGGCATCATCTGCTTTTCCCCAACTTGACATATTATTCTCTCCCTTTAAGTTAAATTAATGGTACTCAATTTGTTTATATAGTACCACTATTTATAAGGGAAAGTGATTAGAAACCGAGTTTCTTCAACTCGGCGATTACTTGATTAGCGTTTTTGAATGTGATTCCGATACCACCTCTTTGAGTAAACTCTTTAGTGTTCTTATCGTAATCATCAATTAGAATGGCAGGTTGACCAGCCACTTTGGCGTAGTCTTTCTTTTGACTTCTCATAACTAGATTGATTTTACTTCTATCAATTCCAGCTTTAGTCATAGCCCATTTTGCTTTTCCAGGAATGCAATTTGGGTCGTGTGCGTGTTCTACATAAGCACTTAGAATATGAGGGTCATACTTCTTAACAAAGTTTAGAAGTTTCTTTCCTTCATTGTTCCAAGGAGCAGTAGACCAGAAATCTTTCCTTGCAATAACTGGATCCCACCTAGCTTTTCTGTCTTGTTTTACCCATTGATTAATAGGCATTTTGACAGTATCAACTAACTGTTTCTCAAAGTCAACAAGGACACCATCCATATCTAAGTATATTCTTGGTAGGTTTTTCATAGTGTTTTGTCCTTTTCTATTTTTCATTTTATACTATATAATAACATACTAGGACCTATTTGGCAAGCACTTTATTAGACAAATTGTCGCATTTTTGCCTTTTAAAACCGTTGAAAAACAGTGACTTATACTAGGTAGCGTATTTTATTTCAGGCTTAGTTTCGATTTCAGATGGTTTTTCGCCAGTATCAGTAGTTTTTTTGTTCTTATTTTGTTCTTCCTCTTTCTTTTTCTCAGCATTAGTTATGGCTTCTTCTTTCTTCATCTTATCTCTAAGATGTTTGTATGCCACACCTACTTGTAAAAGAGGTTCACCTGTTTCTGGATTAACCCTTTGTTGAACCTGTTTAGTTTTTTCAGTTTCAATTTTTTGTTTAAGAATTTGTACTTCGTCTTTTGCCTTTTCTACTTCAGCCTTTGCCTTGTCAACAGATTCCTCTTCTTTTTGAGCAGTCTTAATTTCATTATCTTTTTCTTTTGCAATAGCTAAAGCATCTGGTTCTTTCTCAACTTCTTTTTCTTTCTCAACTTCTTTTTTGTCATCTTTTTTTTCAGCAGCTTCTTTCCACATTTTGTTTAATGTTTCTCTCATAGAAAGAGGTTTAACAACTTCTTTCTCACCTTTAGCATCTAGCTGAGATTGATTTTGTGCCTTCTTAGTTGACATATGAGTTT